AGCAGCATCATCGACCACGATAGTGCCGTCTTCTACGGTTATATCGTTGCTGGACCCCCAGCCCGAGCCGATGAGGCTATGAAACAGTGGGCGGAAAAGAGGGTGCGTTAAGGTGTCTGTGGAACCCATGATGTACTCCTTACACGTCTATCCAAGCACTGACCGTACCGTCATTGCCGGACATTGAAGTACGCATCTGTGGGAACAGTGCAACGGCTTCGGAGCCTGTGGCAGTGTATGTGTTGATGGTGTGCCATGCGTCATCAGCGTGAAACCTGCCCTGTAGAAGGACGGTCGCTGCGGACGATACGACAACCTTGAACACCCGGTATCCTTCGACCCGGCGTGGAGTGACTGGGTAGGCAACGGAACTGTCTTCCGAAGCGGCTACTGAGCCGTCAATGAATTTCGTGGCCATAGTGTTATTCCTTGTGTATTGGGTATTATTTTCGCATGAGACCTCGGTCTCGGTTGATGAAGAAGTCCTGTAGGGCCTTCTTGTTCCATCCACACTTCAGAAGTGCGGCGCGATCATTGCCCCATAGCCGTTCAAGTTGCCGTGCCGTAATCCCGTTAGGGATCGTGACGGGCGTCTCGCAGTCGGCTAGGAGGCGTTGGTCCGGTAGTCGTAGCTGCGGCCCTTCAACGGATGGCGTTGAGACGCATGACAGCAGTGTCAGGGAGACACACAACATCAGAACCATGTTCAGTGTTTGCTTCAAGGTCGGCTTCCTCTCTCAAGAGCGTTAACGAGTGTATACGCTCGGCTATGCCGTCGGCATCGAGGATCGACTGTTCGACCCATTTGGCGTTGACTTTGTTCTGTCGTGCCTGTTCGGCGATGACAGCTTTCTCCCAGCGGGTTCGCTCTGCCTGTACGCCCATGTTGCGAACGTATAGAAAGGCCGCCCCAAGGGCAGCGGCGATGAGTAGATATTTGATCCACCCTCCGCCGAGTGTTTTGAAAACCATGAGTAGTACAGCGGGCATGTCATTTCTCCCCGTTGTGTTTGCCCCACTGCCTGACGGCAGCGGCAGCAATCCACGCTCCCATCATCATGGGAAAGTGTGTCGAGGCTAGTGAAAGGTCTACACCCGGCGCATACGTTGGTATGATAAGGAAGGCTGCCGGCGTGAAGACTACATTGAGGGTTAGCCCCCAATACCCTACTGTCCGCCAGTGCTTCCGAAGAAACGCTGGAACAGCTTCAGTAGAAGGCTCCATATCGTTGTTCTCTCTTTCGTGGCCGGTTCCATGACCGGCTGTGGTACAGTGTGCGCCGGGGCTACGCGCCGACCCATGGCCGCTTGTATGACCGGATCGGTTTGCACGTCAAACGAAGGACACGCCTTGTTGGCGTATTCGTTGTGACCTGTGACTTTCGTGATGCCGTAGTCCCGCATTGCCTCATGGGTGAGTTTCGCCATACTGGCTTTCTGAGCAGCCGTGCGCGTGTCCATGGGTTTGCCGTCAATATCGACACCACCAATGTAGCAGTAGCCTAGTGTGCCGGTGTTACGCCCTTTGACGTGCGCGCCTGTGCGCTCCATATCCCGGCCAGCACGTACCGTGCCGTCGAGATACACCACACGGTGATACCCTATGTCGGACCATCCTCTGGCGACGTGCCAATTACGGATGTCCTCGACGGTGAAGTGCTGGCCCTTGCGTGTTGCCGAACAGTGCCAGATCAATTCGTTGACTACGCGGTTCATGACGACATCCTTGGTGCGCCAAGACCTGAAGCAGACGCGGCATCCGACAAGTGTCTAGCCTTGGTAGGCGGCCCAGACTGGACCGGCACAGTAGCACCGGGATTGATCGGGGCGACCTGAGTGGTTACTGTCTTCGGGAGTTCCTTGACGGTGTGCTGCGCAGAGGGAACCAAGGCGGCAGCATCGTCGAGACGCGCCTTGCGTGCCTGAAGGTGCTCCATGTCCTTAGCTATGTTCTTCTGCTGTAAAGCGATGTCGCCCAGTTTAGCTGCGCGGGCTTGCTCCTGCTTGCGGATTGCGCCAAGGCGCTTGTCTTCCAAACCAACCTTTTGCTGATCCAGTTTGCCTTCAGCGTGTTTGGCGAGTACACGGAGGACTTCCATTACGACGTTGTAGGCGTCATCTCTGCCGCCCATGCGGCCAATAGCACGGCAACCTTCACGCTGGAGCTTGGCGGTGATCCCGCCCCGGTCCTGCGGCCACGGTAACTTTCGTGCGTTTGTTTCATATCTCTCTGTCATGGTGTCTCTCTTCTCGTGGGGTTAAAACTTTCGCACCGTGCGGTGGAAAGCGTTGGGTTGACCGAGACCACCAACACGCTGATGCACCATGCTGGTTTTCCAGCCAGTGGGTACACGTCCTGTGCCAAGTGGGTCACGCATCATTTTCTGATAGGAAGCATTCTATGCAGCAGCAATCGCCTTCTTTGCGTCCACCTGCATAGCCTCTACCCAGTGCCGGCAAGCGCCAGCTACCGCGTCTAGTCTATCGTCATGGATGAGTGCGCCCTTGTCTCTGGTGATCCGCGATAGCTGATACCAGAAGCTGTAGGAGGGGCGGGCTGCAATGGGATACGCGCGTGTGCGTTCCCAATCTGTTTCAAGGAGGCTTACGTCAACGACGATCTTGCCTGCGCCGATCATAGGCTCAAGCGTGTCGATGATCCGTAGTTCCTTCTGTCCGGTCTCCCAGACATCTTCGATAGCACACTTGTGCTTGCGTAACAGGAGTGGGGTCCAGACGCTCGCCAGAGCGCCGTTGCCAAAGTTCTTTTCGACCTCAATCACATTCGGCTTCCACTTGACGGCCACGTCAGTGAGCTTCTCCATAGAGCCAAGGTGGAGGCCACCCGGCACACCACCGATGTCTACTATGAAGATACGCCCAGCAAGAAGGCGGGTCACGCAGTATGCGGTCTCATCGCCGTTCTTGCCTCCGCCAGCCGGATCGACATACATGGCCGTAGCCGTCCAGTCCGCGAACTCTTCACTGAAGCTAAGCGCCTCGTAGTAAGGTTGCGTGATGGGCCAGTCTGCGGGAGTATGCAATCGGGTCTGCGGTGTGGGTTGGAAGTTAATGTGCAGCGGCCCCCGGTGCTCGTTGATGTGCATGAAGATGATCTTCTCGGCCTTCAATGGAAAGCGTTCGGCATCTGTCATGCGAGTGTCGAGCATGTGCTGGAGCTTGAAGTAAGCGGTTCCCTGATCTATCTCCTTTTCGCAAAGGATGTGTTCAGGTAGCAGCACGGGGTCCGTAGGTTGGCCACTCTCGCCGAGGGGTCCGCCACCCGTTCGTAGGGCAGGGTTGTCGGCCATGGCTTTGAGTATCGAGGGGGCGAGCATGTCGCCGTAGTTCTCTTGTTCCTTCTCCGTGGGATACCGACCGGGCCAAATGCGAATGACGTAGCCACGGCTGAATAGGCCGTTGTATACGCTGTCGATTGACTGCGGTGTCCCAAGGTAGATTATCTCTCCTGTCGAGCAGATGGATATAAAGTCACGCGTCAGATGGACTAGCCGGCTGCGCTGGACTTCGGTCGCTGAGTTCTTACCGCTCTCCACGTCATCTGCAATTAGGAGGTCGGCGCGTTTGCCCTGCATGTTCGACGTGATGCCTATGCAGGCAATCGACGGCGACTTCTCGGGGCCTTTGAGTTCGTGGTGAATATCGAACGCCTTGACCGAACTACGGTCGCCGGCATTACGATCTGGTCGGAGGCATTCGAGTTCCTCCATGCCCATGATGATCTGAATGATCCACCCACTAATCTCTGTGGCCATATCTGAGCCTGAAGAGATGATGAGCACTCGGGTTGTGGGATCATGTATCTCACGCCACACAGCGTATGCGGCAGTGATGGTTGTCTTGGCCTGCCCGCGCTGGGCCTGTATCATTCGATACTTAGGGCCGTGCTCTAGGAAGGCGGCGAGGTCGAGTTGCAGGGCTGTGCATGTGAAGCCCATTAGCCCCTCGATAACATCGAAGAGGAACGGGCCGAACTCCTTATACTCTTTTTGGAGCAGTCGGAGGTCGGACCATCGTTCGCCTTCTGAGAATATCCGGTCACTCACTTGGAGCTACCAGTGAGAGGTTCTGGAGGTTCACCAGATTGCCGCGCTTCTCTCTGCGCGCTTCAAGGCGCTCCTGTGTTGCGGAGAGCGCTTCAATCTCCAGCGTATCGAAGGCAATGGTGTTGTCCTTCAGAAACTTGGTGACGGCTGCGAGCATAGCCGGGTTCGGCATGTGATCGCTGGCCATGAGTAGTTCAAGGACTTCCTTGGTAAGCTCTTCGGTCTTGATATTGTCTAGCACGTCAAGACGCCTCTCATACGTCTTCATGA